GCCGCCGGCCGTGCGGCGATGGCCGAACAGATGGGCGAGGCGCCAGCGTGCCTGGTGGTGACGCCGTTTCAAAGCGGCATTGGCCAGGGACGCGGCAACCAACGTTTCCTGTCGGCACCGAATCTGCTGCAGCAGCTGGCGAGCAAATTGGTCGACGGCACCGACACCGGCCGCCCGACCGGGCCGCAGTACGCGCTGTCAGTGTTGTTCCTGGGCACCAACTACGACCAGTTGGCCAGCACCCTGTCGCGCTTCAACGCCTTGCTGCCGATTCCTGACCTGGTGCGCACAGAGCGTCGTGCCGGGCACCTATCGACGCTGGAAACGGAGAAGTGGGAGATTCCCAGTTCCTGCCCGCTGCCTCGGTGGCAATCGCTGCCGCTCGAACGCTGCACGGTGGTCAAGGCCGCAAAGCAATCCATGGCTGGCCAGTTGGCGGTGCTGGAAAGCTACGCGGCCGACAGCTCACCGATGAGCGATCTCGCCGCGTTGGCAACGCGCAAAGCGGCCCAGCAGGAGGGCCGTGATCAGCAGTTGAATGACCTCAAGGCGTTGCTGGCCGGCGGTTCCGCGGACACCAGTATGCGCGCCCGACTGATCGGCCCCGGTGACGTCAACGAGCTGCGCCGATCGCTGCTCGAGGGTGAAGCACCAGGTCACGAATGGGTGCTGTCCGCCGGCGTGCTGTTGGTGGGCTCGCTGGAAGGGTTGAGCTTTGTTCGGGAGCTGGTCGGCCTATGACGCTTTTACTCGATGGCGAACAAGTCCTGGGCAAGAAGATGAAGATCACCGCCAATCTGCGGATTGAGAGCGATGACCTGTCGGGGCAGACCAGCAACACCCAGACCGCCCATAAGGGCTTCAAACCCAAAACCTTGGCGGTGTCGCTGATGATCCCCTTTGTCGACCTGGTGCAGCTGCGCACAATCATGCGCCTGGCGGAAGCCACGGCGAGCGGTGGCCAGCTCAAAATGTACCGAATCGTCAACGACACCGCCGCTGCGTTCGGCATCCGCGAGGTGCAGTTTTCGGACGGTGTCAGCGCCCGGGAGGACGACACCCTGACCGCTTGGCTGGTCCAGTTCACCCTGTCGGAAAAGGCCTCAAACCCCGAGAAGGTCGAGCAGCGGCGGGCAGCGAATGGCGTCAGCTCGCAGTCTGCCCCGGGCCAAGCGGTGGGTGGATCAGGTGCCGCCGGCGAATCCGGCAACGGCCAGGAGCTGAGTGGCTTCGAAAAGACCCTCAAGAAGCTGGACGACTACCTGGCGCCGAAAGCATGAAGCTGCATAAGGTTTTGACGATCGCCGGCCAGGTCTACCCGCTGATCAAGGACGAAGTACGACTGGATATCAAGAGCCCCGGTCGGGCGACGTTCACGGTGCAGGCGGGCGAGTCGCTGAAAGGCCTGGTGACGCTGGATATCGGCTACAACGAGCGCACGCTGCAGCGTCACTTCCTAGGCTATGTCGAGCGGTCGACCGCTGCCAACAGCACCCAGCAGCTGGTGGCCTGCCGTGAGCTGGCCTCGATCTTGGCCAACCCCTTGCCGCTGAACCTGCGGCACGTCGACCTGCAGGCGGTACTGGCTGAGATCAGCGACAAGACCGGGCTGGGATTCAGGGTTCCGGACAAGGCCTATGCCAAGGTCAAGGCACCGTTTTTCTATAGCTTGGCGGCGGGCTACCTGGCCATGGACAGTCTGGCCAGTGTGTTCAGCATCCCCGACTTTATCTGGCAGCAGCAGGGCGACGGTGAGGTGTTTGTAGGCAGTTGGGCCGACAGCTTTTTCGGCACCCGTCCTGCGCTGCAGCTGCCCGTCGAACTGTTCGACGGTTACCAGGGCAATCAGAGCGCCATGATCGCGCCCCTTCCAGGGCTTCGACCAGGTGCGACCATCAACCAGGGCGAGCGGATCACCAGTGTGACCCTTGCCGGCAATCAAATGGCGATCAAATGGACGACGCAATCCGGCGCAGCGTAGCGCGCCAGTTCCCCGAATTGAGCGGGGGCTACCACTTACCGCGCTTTGGCCGTGTGGTCGCGGTACCGGATGCGCCGGCGGCGCCCGGGCTGTGCGACGACTTCCGACCGCGCTTCGGTGTCGACGTTGAAGTGCTGCTACCGGATGGCGAACCGGATCCGGACTTGCCGACCCTCACTGGCCTGCCGCTGCCGGCACCAATGGGTGGGCAAGAAGCCGGCATGTTTGGCTTTCCGGAGGAGGGCACCACCGTGGTGGTCAGCTTCGCCTACGGCCTGCCGAGCAAACCCTTCATCACGCAGATCCTGCCGCACGGTCTGAGCCTGCCCCGGGTACCGAAAGGCGACCAGGTGTGGCAACACAGTGAGGCCTGCCAGCAGCGTGTTGACGCCGACGGCAACTGGTTACGCCAGACGGATGGCAAGATCCAGGACAAGGCGATCGAACGCGAAGTCGAAGCCCTGGACAACACCGAGAGCTTCCAGAATCACACCAGGATCGTGGACGACCATTCGACCGAGACAGTGGGTGGTGTGAAGAAAGTGGAAGCCTTGGGGGCACTCAAACTGCTATCGGGCGGATCCGCGAGCTTGGCGGCTGTGGATGATCTGCACCAGGCGACCGGCCGGGATCTGAACCTGGTGGTGGGACAAAAGCACAACACCACAGTGGGCGGGGACATGCAGGAGAAAATCCAGGGCTTGCGCGAGAGCGTGGCCGGGCTGAGCCAACGTCTGCAGGCGCCAAAAACATGGTTGGGGTCAACTGGAGTCAACGTGCTGCAGGTGATGTGCGATCTGCTCGATTTGGTCGAGCAGATGAACACGCAACTGGCGAGTCATACTCACGGACCAACACCCCCACCAGGGAATGCAGCGGCGTTCACGACAGCCGCATCAAGCGCGAAAGTAATGCTAGGAATGATGAAGCCAATTACGCAGTAAGTGGTTACGCCGAGGTCGTCCAACCTATCTAAATCTGCGCATTGAGCTCACCTCATGAGTGGTGTGAAGTTCGTCTCGTAACTCGGCGATGAGCTTGGTTATTGCCTGATTGCCATTTAGGTTCGTAACCGAAATACCTGTAACTAGCAGCTCTACTCGTCCAGACGCGGGATCCATGATTTGAGCCTGCAATGATCCGACTGGATCGACTGGGTCGGCTCCACACTTACAGGAAAGTGGTAGAAATGCTGATTCGATGAGGTGACGCAGCTCAAGATTGGACAACATGGGACACCTTCTGTGCCAGAGTCGGCCAAGGCACTCTAGCTTTAATTATTTTCAAAAGTCTGGAGAGGTATCTCCGAACGCGGCGTTCCATGCTTCTTGGCAAAATCAGTTTTTATCTTACGCCCTGACTGGTGGACCGTTAGACTGTTTCGGACAGAACACCGACTTACGCAGCTTTGCGAAGCGCCATCAAGGCATTAAGCACCTATCCAGCAGGCCTAGGTTCCGCCACCCACTCCCTCGACGGCGCGAGCATAGAAATCAGTTGCCTTCCTCACCAGATCCTTCCGTTCATCCCAGTCAATGATTCCCTTGTGGTGGAATTCGTCCGCCAGCCTCAAGAGCTCAACGTACTGTTGACCGGCATCCATTCGAATTTCTGGATGTTCAAGCAACTTACGCCAAGAGGCCAAGGCCTGATTCTTCTGATGATTATGGTTCATGGCCTATCCACCTGTTCACTTTAATCGGTAGAGCCGCTCTGCAAAAAAAGCGTTCAGCAGAGATGACGCGCGGTACCCGACCGCAAACCGACAACGGGTCGTGCGTTGCTTTTTTGTGCAAACAAGGGGAGTCAGGGATTGCAAAGCCATGACCGTTGCGGGTGTACCACATTCGTCGCAGCTCTTCCTACTCGAACGCCCATGTAACGTCGGTTATACCTAACGCTGCCACCTGCGGACGCAAATGCTCAGCCCCGGTTACCGCCAAATCGACGTCAACGTTCTTCCGGTTTTTATAGTGTCTTAGGATATGGAACAGTGCAGCGTACTCATCGGGCCTCGCACTCAACGGCG